ATAATATAAATAAAATTATATAAAGATAACGTAATAACTGTATATTAGTGATGACAATACATAAATCTTATAGTATTTATACATCCCTCAACATATTAGTTACATTAATATGTATACTGTGCTAACATTCTAAATGTAAAAAAATGCTCTGTATACATCGTAACTAATGACACTTAAATAATACAAATTATATTATTATAAACTAATGTTAGCAACTCTAGGAAAGTATCATCTATGGAGCCGACTGTTAACATGCCAGAGTGCACAATTATACCCAGTTCAACGACATTCACAACAAAAAACTCAAACAAAAATTCAACAGAAAACCCAGGAAAATCAACTTCAAATCAATCAACCGTATCAATGAAATCAAAAAGAAATCTCAAACAAAAATCTAAAACAACAAATTCAGATACAGTACTAGAAATTATCACAGGTAAAACAAAAGTAAACATCAACCGAAAACCAAAGTCAAAATACTATCAACAAAAAATCTAACCGAAAACCAAAAATAATCACTTATGCGAAAAACTAGACGTAAAGTCATGAACTTAATCAATTAAATGTCGTAGGATTCCAAATGAATCATGGAACGGGTGTAATACTGTCTATGAAAGTGAATCATTATTTTAACTAAAATATTTTGTAATATAATATATTAATGACAACTTTAATAAAATTTCCTGGCAAATATGAACTTTTTGGCGACTCATATCAAAATTTAGATATTCGTGCTAGTAATGTTATTTTTAATGGTAATAATTACACTCTATATGGATGGATACATATTGGAAATGATTTTCATAGAACTAATAATGTTAAAATAATAAATTTGAATATTCAACCACCAATTAATATTTATAATCATACCGATGCAATGTGTCCAATATGTGAAGCTATTATTTTTAATGAAAAAGATACATCTATTGTTAATTCTGAATCTTTGATTTATGCTCATGGTAATAAATATCAAATAGAATCATGCAATCTAATTCCAAATAAAGAATTAGATTCTCATATAACCATTTCACACACACAAAATTCAAATATTAACGGTATTGATATTAATAATGACAACGGAAAAACAATTTACTATTTAAAATTTGAAGAATGAATTATTTTCTTCATTTTGATCCTTTTCTAGATGTCTTTCTAGATATCTTTCTAGATGCCTTTCTAGATGCCTTTCTAGATGCCTTTCTAGATGCCTTTCTAGATGCCTTTCTAGACGCTTTTTTAAATGATTTTTTAATTCTTTTCATGATTCGCGATTCAGAATTAGTTAATTTATTTCTTGCCATTGATGGTGTTTCATAAGATTCTATTATTTTCTCTAGTAAATCCATATTTTTAGTTGGATTTATTTCATTTTTAATGTTTTTGAATGTTAGTGATGGTGTTTTATCATTGATTATATTTTTTGAAATTCCATAATATTCTTCATATTGAGCATCAAATGCGCCAAATCTCATTTTAGATTTATCTAGATTCAGCATATCAATTAATTTATTCAAATTATCTTCACCAGTACAATCAATTTCCATATATGATGGAATTCCTGGAACATCATCAATTGTAATTTCGTGTGCTAGTGGATGCGAATATTTTTCACGATAACTTTCTTGAAAAGCTTTTTCTTTTAGACCGAGGGATCTTAAAAAATTTGCCCCTTGTTCAAATCCATCCTTAATCTCAACTTCATATTCTTCAGGATATTTTGGATCTTTGTATAGTTTAACTGTCATTGTTATTTTATCACCTTCATTTCTAATTCTTGCAAATCCTTTGATATCATCAGAACATCTATGAAATACAATTCTAAGATATTTTTTCTTTTGATGAACTAATGTTGCACCTATTTCTTTTAATTTTTTTCTAATTTCTGTTTTGTCAATATCCAGAAATTTAGCTTCAAATTCTTTAGACATTATATATTTAATTTATAGAAAAAAAAATAAATAATTTGTAGAAAAATTATTAAGCTTTCATAATTAACCTTTTTTTACTTTTATTAAAATAAATATACTAATAAAATATTTATTTTAATAAAAGTAAAAAGAAGGGTTAATTATGAAAGCTTAAATAAAAAAACTTTGTCTATAATAATAGTATTCGAATCTAATTATTTTTCTTTCAAATCCATATAGGTTGAGGGATAAAAAATATTATTAATTTCTAGAAAGCTTATATACATATGTATTTCAAATAGGTACTGATGAAATTAAGCCAGCAGCATTAATACCCATAGCCATTAATAAATCTGATGGATTTCCTGCATTTTGAACAGGTAAAACTGCTATAGATGCTTCAAAACAATTAGCTGTTCCGTGAAGTTTTAAGTTACCATCACAACATCCTTTGCTCGGATCGTTATTCATAACTACAGTACCAGCTTCATGAGATGAACTTAGATTTATCATTTGCAAGTAACCGACATATTTCTGCCATCTTGAACTTTTATCTTCTATCTGGAATACCTCAACCGGAGGATATAAAATTTTAACATCGGCTCTTGGATCTAAAACACGGAATCCATAAACTGGGTTATAAACCATATCATAAACATAATCTAATGCTGAACATGATACTGCTATATCAGAATCATAATCTGGATTAAAACATCCATTTTGATCAAATAAGCCAGAAGAGGGATCATTCGAAGGATTATATCCTTCCGGATATCCACCCGTTTCATAGACTTGATTATATACGCTAGGATTAATCCCTTGCCCGTCATTGTAAAAACCGTAATGGACATCAGGTTGAATTCCCCAGTTCGCTTGTGTAATCTGTGCATATCCTCTAGATCTAGAAAATAGTTGAAAAGTTGTAAATCCAACAGTATATCTAAAACAACCAGTGCAACCAATAGGATTATCACAGCCAGTACAGCCAGTAGGATCATTACAGCCAGTTGGACCAGAGCAATCCGGACAATAGTAAGATTCAATAGTTCCTGTACAACCTGGTGCAACATCCGTTATTTGCACTGGATAAGGTTGTTGTAAAAGAGTTCCTATATTACTTAAAATAGTACTTAGTTGTAGACATTGTATTCTTCTATCTACTCCATTATATTTAAAAAACCCCTGACCTCCAAATGCATTTTGCAACCTTTCACTTGTTGTAGACAAAAGAACTGTAGGACCATATTGATTGTGTAAATTTAATCCCATATATGGAAGATTCACTTGCATTGGAATACCTACTTTGTTTAAGAGAGTTTCTGAACCAAAACCAGATCTTTGCCAAAACAAAGGTGAATGTACTCCGTTCATGGCTGAGATTACTCTTTTACCTTTCACAAAATATAATTGGTTGTTATAAAGAAATTCCACACCAGCAGCGTAAAAATTGTTAGGTTTAGACTTTCTATTATCTTTGATAACTCTAAGAACCTGTCTATCTGTTAAAATAACTAACCTTCTACCATTAACACCTACTAAATTTCCATTTCCATCAGGCACTACTATTTCTGAATTGGCCCAAGCTGTAGCAGAATTTGATCTGGCGATTGGAGGATCTATCGTGAAATCTAAACTAGCAAAGTCTTGTAAACTAGCAACACAATTTATAGTATCAGGTGCAACTATATTATAATCACTGACAACTGTAGTAGATGGATCACCTCCCAAAAGCCCTTGAGCAGCGCTTGCCATAGCTGACTGTAAAGCATCAAGAGTGCAATGATCACCTGTACTTTCTTGTAAGATAAACAAAGGCCCAGTGTCACCTCTTTGAGGGTTAGGTACTCCTATAAAAGTTTCCATTGATTTGCATATAGGTAAAATATTGCTACTGTCCCATTGAGGTCCTCCTGCATCAGATAAACTGTAAGTACCAGCACCTGTTCCTACTTTATACGGTACGGAATCAGGAACATTAATTCCTGATGGTAAAGTACCATCTAAAACCAAAGGAATAGGTTTTACAGCAGTACAAAAATAATGTAAACCAGATCCACCTACTCCCCTACCGCATTGTGACATTGTTGTACTAAAAGCGTTGCCAGCACTCGAAGGATTACCAACTTGTGTAGTCACATTAGGGTCTAACCATATATTATATATGTTATTATTTAAAGCTCCTGGTTTACTAGCAGGATCGTTCACTTGAAATAAATCATTAGCAAATATTTGTTTAACTTGAGCATTGTTTGATTGATCTAACCCTGCTTCCATTACTAAAACTCTGTAGTTGGCGTCTGTAAGAGTTTTTGCTAATGGTAAAGCTGTTGTCCCAGCTCCACAAATAATGAAATCTGGAGTTTTAGGACATTTATCATCACCAAAAATAACTCCTATTTCTTTTGCGTCAGTTTCGTAACATTTGCATTTTTTTTTCTTTTGTTTTAAAATACCAAATACTTTTTTAGGTTTCACAGTACTATTACTATTTACAACCTTATCTTCTTTGTTTTTAGCCTTATGCTGAACATAATCGGCTAGGCTTACAGTTCTTTTTCTCATATATATATATTAATTATAAAAAAAATTATACCAACTGGAAAATAAAATTACCGATTTTATATAATTTTAATGCATTAAATATATACCAACTTTAAAATAAAATTACCGATTTTTCTGTAATTTTTATAATATATTTAATGCATTAAAATTATAGAAAATCGGTAATTTTATTTTCCAGTTGGTATATTTAATGCATTAAAATTATAGAAAATCGGTAATTTTATTTTCCAGTTGGTATATTATAAAAATTACAGAAAAATCGGTAATTTTATTTTAAAGTTGGTATATATATTTTTTTATACTAATTGGAAAATAAAATTACCGATTTTTCTGTAATTTTAATGCACCAAATACATTTAAAGTTCATTTTACTACTGTTCGCAGCTGCATGATAATATGGATTGATTACATGATGCTACATTTAATGTTTATTTAATGTAATAAATCTATATTGTTAGACATCTGCGCAAATTCATCTATAATCTGTAGAAAAATTATTTTACTATACTTTTTAAATTTTCTATATTATTTAAAATTTTATCCTATATTAAGTTGATAATGGCGAATATAATATATCAAATAATGCATCTTCTATATACTGTTTTACACCCATTCCGGAATTCACTTAGACTATTGACCGATCAAAAAGTCACAGTTGTAGGGGAGTGTAAAGTTTGGTTTTGGAGTTTATGAGCGTCTACCTTATTAGCGTAAGACCGTCGATGAAAC